GACATTTCTTCCCCTCTTAGAGAGAGCCTTTTGGTGAACTCTATTTGGGAATTCTTTGAATCTCCGATAACTGATTTAGTAAGGTTGATATTTATTTTAAAAACCTCAACTATCAGATACTGGTATTCATCAGCAACTTCTTTATTAAAAATCACTAAGTCATCACCCAATAGCCTATAATCTTTGAAGAATTTGATCGGGTTCAAACCCTTTCTCTTCCTACATCGATAATATGCGTATTGGACGATATCATGGTGTCATAGAGAGAATGATGGAAATGAGGATAGTAAGCCTAATGGCTGTCCTACCGATCATCTCAATCACTCTTTTGTATTTTTAACATAGAAGGACCGATCCGTCATTACTGAGTGTCAAGCATCACCTAAAGTCTGGTTCCACATCAACTCTAATCTATATTTCTGCATAATTGCAGGAATTCGATCTGAGGCTGCTGTGAGATCAAAACAATATGTCGGTTTGTTCAATGATTCCTTGAGTAGGGTTTTAAAACCCTTGTCTTGGTTCTTTGTACAATCTGTACTTATTGCCTTTAGGGTGTTATATAGGGAATCCTGTATAACCTTTAACGATGTTTGACTTCAGTAATCCGCGATGGCGAAAACTCGTGTTTTACCAGCAGATTCGGCTGCAAAGCCTAATCTTCCGGTAATCCATTGATTTTCTCCAGTTATTGTTTCTGCCATGTATTCCATCCATCGAGTTATTCATTGTTGGCCTAGGCTTTCATTGAGTTTCTTGATAGATGAATATAAGACAGGATCATTAACAACAGCTTTGGCGTCAAGATGTGAACATGCTACTGCAGATCCATTAGGACCTTTAGATAGTGTTGTAAATATCCTTGGCTCATAGCTGTCTCGTGGATGTATAGAACCTAAATATCACGGGTACTTTCGAACGTATACTTCTAACCACCGTTTAAAATCTGCTGTTGTTTCTTCAAATCTTTCATCGTAAGATGAAGGTTCGTCGATAGACTTCGGATGATAATCGATTGGAAGAGTTATACATTCGTAAGATCTCGCGATAGTTAGGGCGACTCTTTTAGATTGTCTAGAACCTTTAATGAGTGACCTTAATGGTCACAAGGTTTTAGGCATTCCATTTTTGTCGACTTTACATCACGGAATAGGTGGAGCTGATAACTCTAAGATAGTGTTACGAAGAAATTTGTAGTGCTCCTTATAGTGATCAATTGTAAGACGTGGTCCATGATTCCTAACGGAATTATGGATTCCTGTTTCATACTTGGTCCAAATCGCGTGAACCTTATTAGATGATACAAAATCTGAATCTAGTGAAGCTATAAAAGCTAATCTATTTTTCATTGTTTTGTCTATCATATTAATGAGGTCAACAACATTTGAATCTGCTCTCCCAACGGATAAAAGTTGGTGCCCCCAGTTGTTAACGGAGACCAAAGAAACAAGATTACCGATAAGGGCTGTAAAG